AAAATCATCACTCCGCAAGAGTATCAGGCGAGAAGTCGGAAATTCGGGAAGGATAATTACGTTCCCCATCTGCGCGGCCTGATCTCGATTCTCAGAAAGACCGTTCCGACGATGCACCCAGACGAGATCCTCGCGCTGAAGGCTGATACTGCTGGGCTGATATCCCTGCTGGAAGAACTTTAGCGTTTGCTTGGACGACAGGTTATCTCGCCGATCAAAGCACCTGGTTGAAACCCAAGGCGCGAGACTCGGAACGATCGGTCCCGGTATGAAACGACATCGCCAAGGTCTGGAAGCTCAGTCAGATCGGCGATCAGGAACTTCACCTCGATGTCAGCATCGTCGGCAAATCCGCCTTCCATGAGTTCCCGCCCAAATTGGGACTCGCTCACGATGGCCTCGACATCCTCGCTGTTGATCGTGATATCGACGCCGAATTCCTCGCGGTGTTCGAGGAATGCTTCTTGATACGATGTCGCGAGACTAAGATTCATCGGACTTCGCTGCCTTCTTCTTCGGTGACTTCTTCGCGGCCTTCTTATTGGGCTCTTTCGTCGGCTTCGGCTTCTCGGCCTTCGGTGCCCTCGGCGCAAGAGTGGCTCTTCCGCTCGTCAAGAGAGCCGCAGACGTGCTATTGTCCACCCCTTCAAGGATGGTTCCCTTTTCGACGGGCTCGCCCTTCACGAAGCAATCAGAAGTGATTAGAATGTTCTTCATGGTCATTTCGTAAAGTCAAAAAAGAGCCAGCAGGGTTTTCCCCACTGGCTCTTTGAGCACTATTACACCAAAAAGAGTCGATTACTCGCCAAGTGCGTCGAGCATTGCTGCAAATGATTTCGGTCGTTGAACTCCGCCGTCGTAGTAAGTCTCACCAACAAGCCGCAATTTACCTTGAGTTGCAAGAGTTGCGTCAGAAACGAGATCAAGCATCAATCCCGACCAGTAACCAATGAAATAGTCACTGAAATTCCCGAAAAATATAGCAGAACAAACACTTGTGGACGTCCCCTTATTGAGATCGCTCGCAATGGCGTTCGTAAATCTCGCTCGATGCCCAACAAGCCGTGCGTCGGTAGAGTCACCAAGAATAAAGTTCCCTTCAACTCCAGAAGTTTGCTTAGGAGTCTCCATCAACTTCGCTTCGATATCGGTATTTGACGCATAAGCAATCGAACCGTTCAAAGCGTTTTGAGCACCGACCGCTTTTCGAAGAGCGATAAGGTGCGCGTATGAAGGAGCGGCGCCATGCGTTCCACCTTCAACAGCACCAATCCCAGATGTCCCGGCAATGCCTTCGGCCTCGTTAGTTCCTGTTCCATGGAAGAACGCTTTTTCTTGGACTGCTAGCATTTGTGCTGTCACGCTTGAACGGACAACGGCTTCAATCGCGGAGCTGGATTGCATGAGCAATTGCTTCGAAATGTTGACGAATCCGGGAAGACGATTCGGGGAGAGGTTTAAATCCTCGGTGGTCGGCGCGATTTCATCGGCTGTTGCATTTTCAGACTTACCAGAGGGATCGGTTCCAGCTACCAATCTCGGGATATCGAGATTCCCGACAAGCCCAGTCATCACTGTTGCCCCGAGCTCGCGCATGACGCTTTGGTTGTAGAAATCATCCAAGAGTCCCGCCTTTTGGGTCTCGATGGTCATTCCTCCTTGATCTCCTCCAGTTCCTCCGGTTGCGGTCATGTCGCGTTTCACAAAGAAGCCCGGCAGCATGATACCCCGAGATTCATTAATTCCGGATTCTTTGGCCTCTTTAAATCCTTCAGAGATGATCTCGCGCTCGATGCCGTCAAGCTTCTCGCTGCCGATGCAGGACCGCAGTGCACGGGCTAAATTGAATTTCCCCATATCGCGCTGTTCCCCTCTTGAGAGGTTATTCGCTGGGGTGTAATCCGTGTGCTTCTCGGTCAGTTGCCGGAATGCGGTATCTTGAAACTCTTGGGAGCTCATTCCATCGCGAATCGCTTTATTAGCATCGAGAGCAAGACCCCGAGTTTTGGAAGCCTCGGCGATGCCGTTGATGGAGTCGATCCGGGCGCGTTCGGCTTTGATCGCGTTCTCACGCTCGGCTTTGACGTCCACTTTTGGAGCTTCGTTGATTACCTCCACGCTGCGAGTCGCAGTTTCGGGAGCCGTTTTTTCGGTCTTTTTATCAGACATTTTATTAGTTGATTTAGGTTTATCCGTGGGATCTTCCATCGTCCTACCGACCCCAACGGAGTCATCGGCGGGGATGCTCACCAAGCTGAGTTCATAAGGCTCCCAATCTGTTGCGGTCACGGCCTCCCGACCTCCCGACAACTTCTCAGAAACCTCTTCGTGAATCCGATACCCGACCGAAACCAATCGTCTGATGCCATCTTTCACGTCTTGGAAAATCTCTTCGGCTCTTGCCGACTTTGAAAATTTAACGACCGCTCTGCCTTTCTTGTCGTCGTCGATCCATGCTCTTTCGACGACTCCGATCTGGTCGGATCTATCGTGTTCCATGAGGAACGCGCCGCCATTGTTGATCCGGTCGAGTCTCACGTTTTCAGCTTCGTGGCCGAGAGTTTCGGTTCCATACCAACGATCCACGACTTGTTCCGACGAGAATGCGATCTCGACCGTCCGCGCGTCTTCGTCGATGCTCCTGTCAGCGATCTCGACTGACCTATGAGCCAGTTGATCGGGACTAGTCTTCCTCTGTTCCATCGGTTTCTTTTTCATTGTCAAAATCAGATTGAGACTCAGGCGAGAGCGTCAGCCCCATGCTCGCGGCAAGTTCCTCGTCGGCCTTCACCGATTGGAGTACTTCGAAAATGTCATCTCCCCCTTCGGCCACGATGTCTCGGAGCGGCTTGATCCGGTGCTGCATCGCAAGGATCGCGGCTTCCATGTCCTTCTTTGGATCAACCCATGCCCAACGGCGTCCTTTGAATTCTGGAGCGTTGAATTTGAAGAATTTATCGTATGGAAGACCAAGCCGACCAGAGAGTAGTTCGATCTCCAGCCATGTCTCGAAGATCGGCTCAAGGATATGGTCGATCATGAAACGCTGAATCGCTTTCCATACCTCTCGTTCTTCGAGAAGCCCGGCTCTGATCGATGAGTAGTTGACTCCTTCGAGATCGTTCGAGAGTGAGTTGTAGGAGATCCCCAGACTCGTCGCGACTCCTCGAAGGCAAGATTTCACGAAATCCCCGTAGCCGGAATTCGGATGATTCGAATCCCACGATTTGAAATCAACACCAGCGGGGAGTTCTTCGATGGTTCCGGGTGATGCGTCAACGGGAAGGTTCCCATCGTCGTCGATCTCACCAGTCCACCCGTCCGGCGTGGATTTGGTGAAGAATCCCATCTTGGCTGCTCCGGTTCTCGCCGCCACAAGTTCGGCTTCAGCGTATCCATCGAGCATCCGAAGCCGATTCATCGACGAGACAAGCCACGGGATTCCCCTGCTCTGTTCCGGTCGCTCGATTTTGAAGGGGTGAAGAATTTCGCTGGCTGGGATTCTGACTCGACGCTTGAAATCGGAGTTGAATTGAGAATCGCCAGGATGGTTCCCCAAAAGATGATAGGCGACTGGGCGCCGATACTGATCGAACTCAACCCCGAATCTGATCTCGTTCCCGTTCGCTGCTCTCGCGTTGTAAGTATCGTCGAGCAGATCGGCCTCCAGAATTTGAAGACGCAGACCAGAAGACTCCCGAATAAGCCGAATCAAAACGTCTCCATCTCGGGCGATGCTTCGGAGTACTAGGCGCTGGATATCGCAAAAAGAATGCTTCCCTGTGATCTCACACTTGCCAACTTTCCCCCATCGTCTCCATGCCGCTTCGATTTTGCTATTCGCGACCTCGTCAAGTTGACCGTTGGCCTCCCGTGATCGGACTTGCAATGAGACTCCCTTCTCTCCGAGCGTGTTGTTCTCCAACGAGCGGAGGAATCCCTTCACCCATTCGTTATTCCTTTCGAGATCGCGTGAACGATTCCTGATAGTCTGAAGTTTCCCTTGGAGTTCGCCATCCGATGACAGGCACGATGTCACCCAGTCAAGCGTCAGTCGGCCACCCGCCGCAGCTTTGAAACTTCGCTTCTCAACAGTAGTCGGCTTGGTCCGGCTGAGTCGTTTTTTGAAAAAAGAAATCATCGAAATTGAATCTTCAAAGTTCGGCGGGAGCCTTCGATAGCTTGCTGGAGTTGCGAGATCTCCTGCTTGTATGCGGCCCGG